CAGGGTGTTCTCGAATGTAAATGCAATAGGAATTAACGACCCAACGCCGGGTAGTGATGGTGAACTCTTCAGTTTTAATGGTAAAGTAAAAATAACTGACGGATCTGAATCTGCTGGATTTTTCTTATCATGCGATGCTAATGGTGTTGGCACTTGGACCTCTGTAGGTGCGGGCGCTCTTAATCTATATACCGTTAATGGTAACATATCTGATCCTGTAAGATTAGTAGGTGTAGGCGCGAATCAATTATCTTTCAATCTCAATCCCGCTGGGCTTGTTGATATAAGCGGTGGTACATTTAAGATAGATAACACAACGACTTTTAATTTTGAACCAGGTATAATAGGTGTAGGCAATGTTATAACCTCTGACGCATTTGGAAATGGAACTTGGCAAGCGCCAGCCGCACCAACAACTGGAACTATTTATACTTCTAATGGTACATTATCTGGAGCTAGAATAATAGATCTTGATAGTAATCAGTTAAGATTTGATAATGTTGATGGTGGAATAGGTATTGGTGGAGATAACGTTGGGGGAGCACAACTTTCGTTAAGATCAACCACTCAGGGATTCTTTCTCCCAACACTTACAACTGCTGAAGTAACTGCTTTATTGCCTTCATTAACCACGGAAGGCACAAAGATCTTCAACGACGATCAACATATAGAAATGATGTGTATTAAGCCAGGTTCCTTAGCTCTAAACACCCAACCTTTCATATCTCAAACTGTAAATGCTGTTACCACCCCTTACGCAGTGCCTCAAACAGTAAATTTTATGTATTGTGATACCTCAGTAGTTAATCTTGATATTGATTTAGCTTCTGCAACCACTAGAGCGAAGGGAACTATAATAAAAGTAAAAGATGGTCTTGGTAGTGTAGCCGGTACATATAATGCTAGTGTTAACAATATTGTCATAACACCTAATGGACTTGAGACTATTGATGGAGTTAATGCTCCTCAAACTATAGCTGTGAATGGAGGATACATAGAACTTATATGTGATCAAGTTTCAAACTGGTCGATAGGAACTGCAAGATTAACATAAAAATATTCTACAAACCGTAGAACCTACGTCGAAAGACGAACCAAACGTTTAACTAAAACCAAATACTATGACGTTTTTATACCGAGCTCAATCGTGGGCTAGCTCACCACAAATATCCGATAAAGCCATTGAATTATGGAAGCACTTATCAACTAAAGCAAACTGGAGGATAGTGCAACTCCCGAATGGATTTTATCAAACCGAACACCAAGACATCGATAATGAAGATGTTTGGCATGATGTTACAAGAAGAGAAACATTAGATGGTGCAGAAGCAGCAATAGATGGGTCTGTAGAACATTATGAAAAGAAAGTGGAATTTTCTAACGGACCTAAAGTGGTTAAAACTTTTAAATAAAATATAATAAAATTTAATTAAATTAAATGAATGAGACAATAGTTAAGCATCTGAACTTCGGTAATGATGCTAGAAATAAAATATTCGAAGGAATAAATAAACTCACTAAAGCTGTCAGTTCTACTTTAGGAGCTGGCGGCAAGTGTGTTATATTAGAAGATAGCGCAGGTAATCCACAAATAACAAAGGATGGTGTAACTGTAGCTGAATCCGTAATACTTTTGGATCCAGTCGAGAATATGGGATCCAAGTTACTAAAGGAAGCAGCTAGAAAAACCGTAAAGGAAGCTGGTGATGGAACTACTACGGCCACAGTATTAGCTCATGCAATACTTACAGAAGCTATGAAAGTTTCTAGTACAGAAGATCCTAGGAGTTTAAAAGATGGTATTAATTCAGCTGTTAGTAAAGTTATAAAGTATTTAGAAAAGAATACAAAAAAGATAACAGGTGCTAAGATTGATCATGTTGCAACTATATCATCTAACAACGATAAGGAATTAGGTAAGTTAATAGGGGAGGCGTTTAGGTCAGTTGATGAGACGGGTGTAGTTATTATGGAAACACATGAATTACCCGATACCACTATAGAAAAAATAGAAGGTACCCAATACTCTATGGGTTTAAAGAATCAGCATTTTGCCACAGATCAAAATAAAGGTAGTTGTGAACTATCAAAACCAAAGATATTAATAGTAGAGAGTAAAATAGAGAATATCCGTAAAATTCAAAATATACTAGAATTTGTTATAAAAGAGAAGGAGTCTTTATTAATAATAGGTGATGCAGATCCACAAGTGGTAAATGCTTTAGCTATGAATAAAGTTCAAGGTAATATAAAAGTAAATGTAATAGACGCTCCTGTATATGGTGTTAATAAGAAAGAAACACTTAATGATTTAGCGTTGATAACAGGCGCGACGGTTATAAATGAAGATCTAGGTGATGATATGGATACTATACAACCTGACTGTTTAGGTGAATGCACTAAGACTATCACCACACAAAACGAGACTATATTACAAGTTGAAGAGAAGCCAGAAGAAGTTAAAGACCTTATTAAAAATATTGAAGAGCAAATAAAGAAAACTAAGAGTGCTGGTATAATTAAAAAACTAGAAAAGAGATTAGTTAGATTATTAGCAAAAGTCTCTATTGTAAAAGTAGGGGCTAATTCTGAAATCGAATTAAAAGAAAAAAGAGATAGAGTCGAAGATGCTATTTGTGCTACGAAAGCCGCTATAAAAGAAGGGATAGTACCTGGAGGTGGTATTGCTCTACTTAATGCAGCTCATGATATAACTGCGAAATCTAAAAGTGAACAAGTTTTGTTAGATGCTATTTGCTATCCATACAGAATAATATTAGATAACGCTGGTATGGCAGATCATGATCTTTTTTTATCAAAAGGTAAGGGATTAAATGTGGTTACAGGAGAAACGGTTAATATGGTAAAGTCCGGAATAGTCGATCCTTTACTCGTTACTAAAAGTGCTTTAAGGAACGCGGCTTCAGTAGCAACAACTATACTATCAACTGATTGTGTTATTAATAATTTAAGAGCATGAAAGCAGTTGGTAAATATATAGTGATAACAGAAGTAAAAGAGACATCAACTAAAACTAAGGGCGGTTTATTACTAGCTGAACAACAAAGAGAGGATATAAGATATAGAAGAGGAGAGATTGTTAATATAGGTGATGATGTTAAAGGAGTAAGTATTAATGATAATATATACTATGATAGACACGCTGGATTCTATGTTGAAATCGACGGAGAAGTATATATAGTAATAAAAGAACAAGACGTAGTAATAGTTTTATAAAACAAAAAATATGGCACATAGAAACGCAAGTATGCAAAAATTCACGGATAACATTTTAAGGAATGGTAATGGTGATGGCAATGAAGAGAAAAAGAAAGATGCTCCTAGACCAAAACTAAAAATATTAGGTGAAGAAGTTACTGTACCGAAAGGTAACCCAAGAACTCCAGATTGGGTTGATTCAGAAGGAGTTCCTCATTATGAATCCAAAGGAGGAAGATTTGGTGGTCCAGAAAAATAGATAGAAAAATGAGGAAATTAACCTCATCTGATCTAAAAGATCTTAAACTATTGAAGCATTACAGGATTATACGTAAATGGGCATGTAGAACATGTAATCTTAAGGATGCAGACCTTGAGTTATTAATATACTTAGATGCAATAGATCACTTTACAAAAGACGATTTTAAAAAAGGTACATACTCTTACAGTTGGGACAACAGACGCTGGAACAGATTATTAAAAGAGGGTTGGATAGTAGTTTGGAGAGAACGCAACAGAACCACTCAAAAATATAATATATATAAAGTTTCCTTTAAGTGCAAGCAACTAATAAGTCGAATGTACCGAATTATGTTAGGAGAAGAAGATATACCAGAAAAAGATAATAACAAAACATATTCAGAGAAGGTTTTATATACAAGTATATCTAATCTAAATAAAGATAAAACAAGGTAGTATGGGTGAAAAAAAAGATCAAGAGCGCCAAGAATATGAGGACATGATTGATGGTAAGATAGCTGATCTAGAAGAACAAGCAGCTATTGATAAAGCCGAAGCAGAGAAAGCTAGTCAATTAGCTTCTCGTGGAGTTCAATACGGTAATTCAGGATTTTACAGGGGAGGTAAAGCGAAAGATTTAGAAACATTCAGTAAACTCATAGGTCCAGATCCGTCTGGCGAATCTACTGAACCTCCAGCAGATATTACCCCCGATGCTCAAAAGTGGAATTCTAGCGATCAAACAATGTTTGGTAATTTAGCTGGCGTATTAAATGACCCTAACGCTCCAGTATTAGAAGATATGATGAATAATAGTACCATTGTATAGTTATTAACAACAAAATAAGAAGATTATGCCACAATATGGAGAAAATCAACAACCAACAGGTAAAATAATGATTCATTCATGTGATCTATGTGAAGAACCTGAAGCAGTTACAATGAGGATAAAACCTAAAGGCTTTAAAGTAGCAAAACCAGAATATAATGGCAACGCTGTTTTAAATGCTAATAGGTCATGAACTTAACAGATATAAAACTTTATGGCGCTAACGTGGCAGCATTCGGAATAAGTTGTTGTGATTGGTTAGAACCAACCTTAAAAATATTACTATTAGCAGCAACACTAGGATACACCTTAAATAGGTGGTATGTTTTAAGAAAATACAAGAAGAAAGATGAGTAAGAAAATTTGGCTATTAGATCCTGGTCATGGTGGGTTAGATCCAGAAACTGGTAAATATGTTACCTCTGGTAAACGCTCTCCAAAATGGGAGGATGGTAGTCAATATTTTGAAGGAGTTGGTAATAGAGACATTGTTAAAAGAATTATACAGAAATGCGCAGATGATGGCATATTAGCTTTAGATATAGTAAATGATTGGCAAGATATATCTTTATCAACTAGAGTAAACAGGGCTAATGCTATATACGCTTATTATAAAAATGCTGTATATGTGTCAATTCATTCTAATGGATTTAGTAAAGAAAGTGCACACGGATATTCTGTATATACGTCACCAGGACAAACTAAATCAGATAAATATGCTGATATATTATTAAGTCATATGGAGCATGAGTTTTCTTATCACAAACTCAGGAAGGACATGTCTGATAGTGACATGGATAAGGAGGCTGCTTTTTACGTGCTGCGTAAAACAAAGATGCCTGCAATACTGTCAGAAAACTTCTTTATGACTAATCGCAAAGAATGTAAATTATTACTAACAGAAGAGTTTAGAGACAGAATAGCTCACTGTCATTACAAAACAATGAAAAAAATTGACAATGGCTAAAGACAATAATTGGGTTCAAAAAGTTAATGCGTCTATAAAAAGACGTGGCACAAAAGGAGTATGTACTGGATCAAAATTTGGAGGCCCTACGTGTCGCCCTGGTACTAAAAGATATAATTTAGCTGAGACTTTTAAAGCAATGGCTAAAAAAAGAAAAAACAAATAAGAAAACTATGGCATTAAAAGAAAAAATAAAAAATGTAGTTACATCATCTTTATTTATGGCTAGTATAGCTGGCGTAGTTGGTGGATTATTATTAGCAGATGGTAACGATATGTATGGTGGAATAGCTATAGGTATTGGTATTATGGTATTTTTAAAAGCTTTTCAAAACATGAAACCATGAAAAAGTCTGAAGGTTTAGGAGATACTATAGAACAACTAACAGTGAATACTGGGATTAAAAAAGTATTTGGTGACTGCGAACCTTGTGAAAAAAGGCGAAAAAAACTTAATAAAATGTTTCCTTATAAAAATAAAAAGTAATGGCAAATTATAGAAGTACAGAAGCAGATTGGGCAAAATCAGGTTTAGGTGGACCAGGTGGTGGAGGAATGAAACGTAAGAGAAAAGCTAAAAGAAGAGCTAATGCAATTGATCGTGAAAATAAACAACACAAAAGACATCAAAGTAAGTTCCTAACAACTGGTTTTACTACCGACGCATCAAATGAAACTACTGTTACAACTCAAGGTCATACAGTTGAAAAACACTCTCAAACAGTAGATGATCCAATAACTAAAATAGTAGATGAAGATGGTAATCATATCGGATCTAAACTCACTGAAGATCCAAAAACAGTAGATCATGGCACTCAAATATTAGAAGATGTAGATGGTACAACTGAAACATTTGGAGATAAAAAAATCGTTGGTTCAAGAACATTCGAAGCCCACAAACTATATAAGAATGAAGGTGGTGTCAATCCATTTGAATTAAGGAAAAAAGCTTCAATGACTAAAACTAATGCTCCTAAAGAAACATATGGACATAGCATGGACGCAGAGGGAAATTATACTGGTACAGTAACTAATGACGCAGGACGATCAACTACATTTACAAAGTATGATCGATTTGGAGTTGCAAAAAGAGAAAAAGTATTTAAAGTAAAAGGCGATTCTGGTTCTAGAGATGAGGGTGGACCAGGAGACACAAGAGTACCTTTTGAAAAGGAAAAAGGAGTTAGATATAAAAGTAGTGAAGCTTTAAGAAAGAAAGAAGAAAGATTTGTGAACAGGTATAACAGAAAAGCTGGATCTGCTAATTTAGCACAGGGTGATGGTAACAAAAGCACAAATGTTGCAAACTATCAAAATATGACCCACGAAGAAAAAGCTGCTGCTGATTTAGAAAGAAAAAATACTTTTGTAAATAAAAAACAAGAATCTGAAGAGAGAGGTTATACCGGCAAAAAGAATAAAGTAAAAGCAAGGAAACGTAAGAAAAACGTTAATACTCAAATGAAATAAATACAGATATAATATCTGAAAATATAAACCAATAAAACCAAAATCAAATGAAAAATTTAATTTTAATTTTAATAACACTATTGTGTATAAACATTCAAGGACAAAAAGCAACAAACTTTCACTGGCCTTATTCTATGGTAAAGATTAAACATTGCACAAGCGATGTTAGACCCAGTACTACAAATAATAAACAGTTTGCTTGGGACATCACAGATTTAGGATCAAAACCTAATTATATTTTATCTGAATATGGATTTATAAAAGTAGATGAAGTAGATTCTAATATTATTCATGATATAAAACTATATAAAGATACTGATGTTGATGTAGATAGATATATAGGTTTTGAAGATGAAATATATGTAATCTATGTTAAGTGTGATAAAAGGACGCTAAACAAATATGGCTACTTTCAGAACACAGATTATAATAAATTTTGGGTGAGTTTTGTTAAAAATAGACTTTTAAAAAATAAGGTACTAGGGTGGAATCAGGCGATGCAAAGAAATTATAGACATTTGTATCTAACGAAAGAAGATGGTAAATATATTACATATTTAATAGTACCATACGGTCACATACTATTTGAAACTTACGGAAAAGAAAAAAGACAACTCAATAGGAATGAGAAAAAACAAAGAACGTAAAAAATTTAAAGATACAAAAGTAGGGGCTTTTTTGAAAGAAAAGGCTCCTAAAATCTTGAATGGTATTGGGGACATATTACCCGATAACGGTGTATACGGTATTGTTAAAAATCTTATTACTACAGACGATAAATTGACACCAGAAGATAAGGAAACCGCTATGAAACTATTAGAAATGGATTTAGCGGAAATGCAAAGTATATCTGAAAGATGGCAATATGACATGCAATCAGATTCTTGGTTATCTAAAAACACAAGACCTTTGGCATTGATATATCTTACTGTATGTATGACCTTATATATAGTTTTCGATTCATTAGAATTATTATTTGAAATGAAAGATGCTTGGATCGAATTATTACAAACATTATTGGTTACGGTATATGTAGCTTACTTTGGTTCTAGAGGAGCTGAAAAAGTATTTATAAACAAAAATAAAAAATAAGAGATGAGTTTAATTGGGACAATGTTAAAAGAACCTAGGGTTTTTACACATTCTGCAACCGCGTTAGCTGATTTAGATTCTACATGGGGTGTAGTAGCTGGAGTATTAACTCCGCAGTTAGCTTCTGCTGGTCAAGATTATCCCGCAGGTCCAACTGCTGGTGTTACTACTACAGGTGGTTCAGGAATAGGATTAACAGTAAATGTTACAGCTGTACTTGGTGTTATATCAGTAGTAGCTGTCACAGTCGGTGGTGAAGGTTATAGAGCAGGTGATATAGTTCGCATCGATTCAATTGGTGGACTTGGTGAAGGAGCATATCTAGAATTGATACAAGCTAATTTAGCAGGTGGAACAGCGTGGGCACTTGGTGAACCTTTATCTCCGTTAGGTGTAGTGAAAGGTGCTCCATTAGATTCTGTTACAAGAAATAATGCGGTGGCATATGAATTTCCTGCTGGAACTGAATTTTTATCTAACAAAGAAGGAGCAACATTATATATAGGTTCGGATATGGATATATCAGTTATATTAGAAGATCCAATTGATATAGCCACAGGTATTCCAGATAAAGTAGTAGAATTTACAGGTGTAAAAGCCGGATCGTTTTTACCCGTAAAAGTTCTAACAGTAACTACTTGGTCTACTATTGCAGTACCAGCTACTTATGATGATATTATAGTAATGTACTAATGTCGTTAGTAAACAGTAATATAAATACAATATCTGCTGATAGAAAAAGTGAAAGTGAATTAGATCCTGATGCTTTAGCGTTTATAATAGCAACTGGGATTACTGATCCTACGGAAAAAATCGCCATAAACACTTTGGTTATAGATTTGAAAAATGGGGGAGTATGGACAAAATTACAAGCTATATACCCTGTAGTAGGAGGAACTGCAACCACTCATAAATATAATTTAAAAGATCCACAAGATCTTGACGCTTCTTTTAGACTTACCTTTAATGGTGGGTGGACACATGCGGCAACTGGAATGACGCCTAATGGAACAACTGGATTTGCTGACACTCATTTTAATCCTAATGTAGACTTACTGTCTTATACTTCAGGAACAATAGGGGTATATTCTCGTACTGCTAATGCTACCGATGGTGTAGACATAGGGTGTAGTGATTCACCTGCTGACCTATATATTAGACCAGCTAGTGCTACACATACTTTTCTTTATGGAAGAATTGGGCCCAACACAATTGCTACCACAATTACGACGGATGGATTTATTGCACTCACCCGAGGAACTAATATAGTTTTAGACTCTTACCAAACAGGTTTACCTATTCCCCCCACCAATACTAATCTTATGTGGACTGGGATATTAATAAATTATAATATTTATTTAGGAGCTCGTAATGCTGGTGGAAGCGCAGATTTGTTTAGTGATAGAGAACTAGCTTTCGGAGTTATAGGTCCTCGTCTTAATTTAACTGAACACTTAGATTTATATAACGCAATACAGACTTACCAAACTACATTAAGTAGACAGGTATAAATGATCAGAACTAGAACAAAACAAAACAAATAACTAAAATTTTATTAAATGAACAAAATAAAAGAAGAACAATTAAGTAAAATAAGAGAACATCAACAAGAGTTAAATACAATCTTAAATGAAATAGGATTTTTATCAGCTCAGAAACATGCCATGATGCATAAATTAGGCGAGGTTAATAATGAAGTAGAGTCATTTAAACATGAACTCGAAACTGAATACGGACCCATAAATGTAAACATAGAAGATGGATCTTACACCGTTATAGAACAAGCGGAAAAAGTAGTTGAGAATGTCTAAAGTAATAAGAAAGATAAGTATTGGTTCAGATTACAAGAATGATGCTATGCATTACTCTGTTGGTCAGCAAGTTTACGGTGGACATAATATCTCGGATATATTGTTTAATGATGAAGACAACTCTTATAACATATACATAAGTAAAAACAATGAGGTATTGCCATGGAAGAAATTTAATTCTAACATGGCTATATCCATTGAATATGACTTAGAATATAATGAATAGTCTATACGACTTTATAGTAAAACCGATAAGTAATAGATATAACAATAGTGTAAAAGTTGGTGATAAGACTTTAATAACTAATACTAATATTGAAAATTTTAAAGCGGTTAGTAAAGAAGCTTTAGTTATATCAACACCCTCAAACATAAATACACCAATAAATAAAGGTGATAGAATCGTTATACATCATAATGTGTTTAGAAGATTCTATGATATAAAGGGAGTTGAAAAAAATAGTAGGTCTTACTTTAAAGATGATATGTACTTTTGTGCTCTTGATCAAGTTTATGCTTATTTTAGAGATAACAAGTGGAATACTATTTTTGATAGATGCTTCGTTAAACCTATATTAAATAGATCTAAGGTTATAAATAGTGTTGAAGAATATTGTACTGGTATAGTAAAATATGATAACAAAACTTTAAATGATCTAGGTATATTAAATGGTACTCTTGTTACATTCAAACCGAATAGACAGTTCGAGATGGTGATAGATAACGAAAGACTATATTGTATGAAATCAAATGATATTGTTATAAAGCATGAATATAAAGGAAACGAAGAAGAATATAATCCAAGCTGGGCAAGTGGCTGTTGACGAATTAATCAAAGTTGCTAAAGAACCTATAGTTGATACACCTGATGATATATCAGCAGATAGACTTAAGAATGCTGCGGCTACAAAAAAGCTAGCTATATTTGATGCTTTTGAGATTTTAAATAGAATGGAAGAAGAGGAAGCTATACTAGAAGGAAAACCAAAAGAAGAGAAACCAAAAAAATCATATTCTATATCACCTGAAAAAAGATCTAAATAATGGATTACAAGCAAACGTTATTTAAAATAATAAAAGACGTAGTTAATCCTAAGATTTTTAAGAAGAACAATAGATATAAGAAATGGGAGTATGGTTATAATCAAGATTATGATTTTATTGTAATAAGCAAAACTGGTCAAATTGGAGAAATCATCGAAATACAAAATCTCAAAATTGCTTTACCAGCAGTCAATAAACCGTTTAAAAGAAGCGATAAAAAGGAAGAGCAATATTGGGAGAAACAACCATACCCAAAAGAATTAAGTAGAATAAAAAGTACTTTTGAATGGGAGGAATATCCATTAGAATTTAAAGAAAAGTGGTTTGATTACATTGATGAAGAATTTAATAGAAGAGAAGAAGGGTATTGGTTTTATAATAATGGCGTTCCTAACTACATCACTGGTACTCATTACACATATTTGCAATGGGCAAAAATTGACGTGGGATCAGCCGACTATAGAGAATCAAACAAATTATTTTTCTACTTTTGGGAGGCATGTAAAGCAGATACCAGATGTTATGGAATGTGCTATCTCAAAAACAGACGATCAGGATTTTCATTCATGGCTTCAGCAGAACTCGTTAATCAAGCCACAATGTCTAGCGATTCAAGATTTGGGGTATTATCCAAAACGGGTTGGGATGCTAAGAAAATGTTCACGGATAAAGTTGTACCAATCTCGGTTAATTATCCATTCTTCTTTAAACCCATCCAAGATGGTATGGATCGTCCTAAAACCGAATTGGCATACAGAGTGCCAGCTTCTAAATTAACAAGGAGAAAACTAGATAATAGAGAGAAACTAGAAGAGTTAGATGGTCTTGATACTACTATAGATTGGAAAAATACTGGTGATAATAGTTATGATGGAGAAAAATTAAAACTATTAGCACATGATGAAAGTGGTAAATGGGAGAGACCTGATAATATTAAGAACAACTGGAAAGTAACTAAAACTTGCTTAAGATTAGGTAGAAGAATAATAGGTAAGTGCATGATGGGTAGCACTAGTAATGCGCTAGATAAAGGCGGTCAAAACTTCAAAGATATATATAGTAGTTCTGACGTAACTAAGAGAAATAGGAATGGTCAAACCAAATCTGGTTTATATTCTTTATTTATACCTATGGAGTGGAATTACGAAGGTTACATAGATTTATATGGAATACCTGTATTTGATACTCCAAAAAAACCTGTAATAGGAATAGATGGTATACCAATAAAAATAGGTGTAATTGAATACTGGGACAATGAAGCTGAAGGTTTAAAAGATGATCAAGATTCTTTAAATGAATTTTTTAGACAATTTCCAAGAACTGAGAAGCATGCTTTTAGAGATGAAACACAGGAAAGTTTATTTAATCTTATTAAAATATACGAGCAGATTGATCACAATGAAGATATAAATAACAGAGCTAATGTTACTAAAGGTAATTTTCAGTGGGTTAATGGTGTTAAGGATACAAGTGTAATATTTATGCCATCTAGTAATGGTAGGTTTTTTATATCTTGGATTCCACCTAAAAATCTACAAAACCGAGTGATCATTAAGAATGGTATCAAATATCCTAGTAACGAACACATTGGAAGTTTTGGTTGTGATAGTTACGATATATCAGGTACTGTTGATGGTAGAGGTTCTAATGGAGCATTACACGGATTAACGAAGTTTAGCATGGAAGACGCTCCTCCAAACCATTTCTTTTTAGAATACATAGCTAGACCTCAAACTGCTGAAACATTTTTTGAAGATGTATTAATGGCTTTAGTTTTTTATGGAATGCCTTTATTATGTGAGAATAATAAACCTAGATTACTTTACTATTTAAAGCGAAGAGGTTATAGAGGATATTCTATGAATCGTCCTGATAAAGTTTGGAATAAATTATCAGTTACAGAAAGAGAAATTGGTGGAATACCAAATTCAAGTGAAGACATTAAACAAGCTCACGCCTCTGCTATAGAGTCTTATATAGAAAACCATGTTGGTTTTTTAGGAGAAGCGTATGGAGATATGTATTTTCAAAGAACTTTAGAAGATTGGTGTAGATTTAATATTAATAAAAGAACAAGTCATGATGCTTCTATTAGTTCTGGATTAGCTATAATGGCATGTAATAAGAATAGGTATAAACCTATAGCTGAACGTTCAGTTAAGTATGTTGATCTAGGAATTAAAAGATATGATAACAAAGGTTTTGTTTCAAAAATAATAAAATAAATGATTAATACTGGTACTAATAGTTCTTTTCCTGATCAGGTTGTACCTGATGAAGTAAAACAAAGTTATGACTATGGATTACAAGTAGCGAGAGCTATAGAAGGAGAGTGGTTTCATGGTTATAATTCTGGTAGTAGGTTCTCTGTAAATTATAATAATTTTCATTTTAGAAGATTGTATGCTAGAGGAGAACAACCAGTTCAAAAATATAAAGATGAATTATCCATTAATGGCGATTTATCGTACTTGAATTTAGACTGGAAACCAATACCTGTTTTATCTAAGTTTGTAGATATAGTAGTGAATGGTATGGGTTCTAGAAATTATGATATAAAAGCATTCTCACAAGACCCAGTTTCTAGGAAAAATAGAACAGATTACGCTGATAGTATACTTAGAAATATAGCATTAAAAGATTATCATAAATCAGTTAAAAACAATTTAGGATACGACATATCTCAAGTAGAAAATGCGGAAACCGCTCCTCAAAGCGAAGAGGAATTAGAAGTGCATATGCAATTAGACTATAAACAAGCTATAGAGATTGCAGAAGAAGAGGCTATAAATAATACGTTAGCAAGGAATAAATATAAATTAATCCAACATAGATTTAATCACGATTTAACTACTATAGGTATTGGTGCAAATAAAACTGGATACAATAAATCAGAAGGTGTTACTGTAGAATACGTTGATCCAGCAAATATAGTTTACTCATATACAGAAGATCCTAACTTTGAAGATATATGGTATGTAGGTGAAATAAAAGCATTAACATTAGGAGAGATAAAAAAGTATTGGCCTCATCTTCTTCCAGAGGAATTAGAAAAAATAGAAAAATACAACGGTAATAATAATTATACAAGAGGTTGGGCTGGTAGAAATGAAGGTAATACTATATATGTATTATTTTTTGAATACAAAACGTATAGTGATCAAGTATTTAAAATAAAATATACTGATCAAGGTTTAGAGAAAGCTTTGGAAAAAACAGATATGTTCAATCCACCTCCTAGTGATAATTTTGATAAAGTATCTAGATCAATAGAGGTATTATATTCTGGTGCTAAAGTTTTAGGATATGATCAATTACTAGATTGGAGATTAGCTGAAAACATGACAAGGCCTAAGTCAAATTTGACTAAGGTTAATATGAACTATAATATAACTGCTCCTAGAATGTATAAAGGGAGAATTGAATCTATAGTTAGCAAGTGCATGGGGTTTGCTGACATGATTCAAATAACACATATAAAACTCCAACAAGTATTATCTAAAATTGTTCCAGATGGTGTATTTTTAGATGTAGATGGTTTAGCAGAGGTAGATTTAGGCAATGGTACAAATTATAATCCTGCAGAAGCACTTAATATGTACTTTCAAACTGGTAGTGTAGTTGGTAGATCCATGACACAAGATGGTGATTTAAATCACGGAAAAGTACCTATACAAGAATTATCTAGTTCTAACGGACAAGCTAAAATTCAATCATTAATAAGCACATATCAGTACTATTTACAAATGATAAGGGATGTAACCGGATTAAATGAAGCTAGAGATGGTAGTATGCCAAATGAGAAATCATTAGTAGGATTACAAAAATTAGCTGCCGCTAATTCAAATACCGCTACTAGACATATTTTAGATGCCAGTTTATATCTTACTTTAAGAGCATGTGAAAATATTACACTAAGAATATCAGATTGTTTAGAGTTTGACTTAACAAGAGAAGCTTTAATTAATAGTATAACAGCTTACAATGTAGGCACGTTAGAAGAAATGTACAATTTACATTTATATGATTTTGGAATATATTTAGAACTTGAACCAGATGATGAAGAAAAAGCACTATTAGAGCAAAATATTCAAATGGCTCTTCAGCAAAACCAAATATACTTAGAAGATGCTATAGATGTTAGGAATGTAAAAAATCTTAAGTTAGCAAACAAATTACTTAAGATAAAACGACAAGAAAAACAAAAAATAGATCAACAAATAGCTCAACAACAAATGCAAGCTCAAGCTCAAGCTCAAGCTGAAGCAGCTCAAGCAACAGCATTGGCGGAGGCACAAAAACAACAAGCTATTGCTCAAACCACACTCCAAATAGAACAAGGTAAATCCCAATTTGATATACAACTACTTCAACAAGAAGGTCAAATAAAAATGCAATTAGCAGAACAAAAATTTGGGTATGATATGCAGTTAGCTCAATTAGATTCTCAAACAAGATTGCAAGTTGATAGTGAAAAAGAAAATAGAAAAGATAATAGAACTAAAATACAAGCTAGTCAACAAAGTGAATTAATTGACCAAAGAAAAAATAATTTATTACCAAAAAACTTTGAAATAACGCCAGAAACTGTAGATCAAAAAATGGAGCAAGATGCGTCTTTACAACCTCCACCAGAAAATATATAATTATATAATATCATGAAAGAAGAACAAGAAGAATTAGTAGTCAGAGAAGAACCAGTCGTTGATACGAAGGTAGAAAAACTAAAAGTTAAAAAACCTAAAAAGTTTACTAAAAAAGATGAGATAATTAAAGTAGACCTATCAACCAAAAAAGAAGAAACTAAAACTGAAGAAGATGCCATTCAAGAGCCAAGCACAGAGAGCGTGGATGTACGCGAACTTCCCAGCGATGGCGAAGAAGTGGGAACAGGAGACACCGGAGGGTTACCTACCGGAGAATCTACCGGAGGAATAATAGAAGATATTACCGATGAAGAAATTGTAATTGGAGAAACTAAAGTTGAAACACCAGTTACTACACAACCAGAAACCCCTAAAATTGATTTACCTGAAAACTTAGAAAAGTTAGTTAATTTTATGAGTGATACTGGTGGAGATATAAATGACTATGTTAGACTCAACTTTGATTACGATGCTGTTGATTCTGATATACTACTTAAAGAATACTACAAAGTCACTAAACCTCATTTAAATAGAGAAGAGGTTGAATTCATTATAGAAGATCAATTCAAAGTTGATGAAGATTATGATGAAGATAAAGAGATTAAGAAAAAGAAATTAGCTTATAAAGAAGAAGTTGCTAAAGCTAAAGGTTTCCTAGAAGAAACTAAAAATAAGTATTATGATGAGATCAAGTTGAAACCATCAAATACAGAAGAAGATAGAAAAGCAATTGAATTTTTTAATAAGTATAATAAAGATCAAGAGGTTTCTTTAAAGAAACACGAAGAATTTAAAAACATTACTAAAAACTACTTTAGTCAAGATTTCAAAGGTTTTGAGTTTAACTTGGGTGAGAAGAAGTTTAGGTATGGTGTAAATAATCCTAATGAGCTAGCGGAAACACAATCCGATATTGCTAATTTTATAAAGAGGTTCTTAAATGAAGACGGTACTATTAAAGATCACAAGGGTTATCACAAGGCTATCTACGCAGCTAAAAATGCAGATACTATAGCACAACATTTCTATGAGCAAGGCAAAGCCGACGCTGTAAAAGATGTTATGGCTAAATCTAAAAATATAAACGACACACCTAGGCAAAGCGCTAATGGAAACGTTTTTATTAATGGATTAAAAGTAAAAGCTGTTACTGGATTAGATAGTTCTAAATTGAAAGTAAAAAAAATAAAGTTATAAACTTATAAACTAAAAATTATGCCGTTTACAGTACAAAATGCGGATTTAACACCGCACCAGGACCAGGTAATATTGTCAGACAATTATTTAAACTTCACCAATTCAAGTGGAAATGATTTCGCGCAACAATACCTTCCTGAGTTATACGAACAAGAAGTCGAAAGATTTGGTAATAGAACCATATCTGGCTTCTTAAGGATGGTCGGGGCTGAAATGCCTATGACATCAGATCAAGTAATTTGGTCAGAACAAAATAGATTACACATCAGTTATACTGGCTGTGTTCTAACTGTCGGAGTTGGTAATGCACAAATAACAATTGATCCAGCTCATATTGGGCCAGGTCCAGGACAACAACCAGCTCATGTTATTAGAGCAGGTCAAACTATTGTTGTTAGTGAACCAATATCTAATACAACTGTTAAAGCTTTAGTAGATCCTCCAGTTAATGGAGTTGCTCCAGTTCATCCTGCTCCCCTCACGACTCTTTTTGCTTTTCCATATGGATTAGCCGCGTGGCCAGCAGCTTTTGCAGGTGCCGATTTAAACATCTTTGTTTATGGATCTGAGTTTGCTAAAGGAACACAGGGATTAGATGGAGCTGTTGATCCGTCTTTCACACAATTTCATAACAAACCAATTATCATAAAAGATAAGTATGAGATCTCAGGATCTGACACTGCTCAAATTGGTTGGGTTGAAGTTGCTACTGAAGATGGAACATCAGGATACTTATGGTATCTAAAAGCTGAATCTGAAACAAGATTGCGTTACGAGGATTACCTTGAAATGGCAATGGTTGAAGGTGAACTTGCTGTTGCAGGTACTGGTGGTATATCAGTTGATGCTAGTACTACTAACATTGGTGGTACACAAGGTTTATTTCAAGCAATTGAAACAAGAGGTAATGTATGGCAAGGATTTGCTGGTGCTGCTGCTCCTGGAGCTGGCGCGTTAGCTGATTTTGATGCTATATTAGCTCAATTAGACGCACAGGGTGCTATTGAAGAGAACATGTTATTTTTAGACAGAGCAACTGCTCTTGACTTTGATGATATGATTGCAGCTCAAGCTGGTGGAGGTTATGCCGCTACTACTGCTGCTTCTTATGGTTTATTTGACAACTCTGGCGAGATGGCATTAAACTTTGGATTTTCTGGGTTTAGAAGAGGTTCTTATGACTTCTACAAAACTGATTGGAAATATCTAAATGATGCTTCAACTCGTGGAATGGTTGACAATATAAGAGGGGTAATGGTTCCAGCTGGAACATCTACTGTTTACGATCAATTACTTGGTCAAAACATTAGACGACCTTTCCTACATGTGAGGTATAGAGCTTCGCAAACTGATGATAGAAGATATAAATCCTGGATTACTGGATCTGTTGGTGGTGCTTACACTTCTGATTTAGATGCTATGGAAGTACACTTCTTATCTGAAAGATGTCTGTGTGTTCAAGCTGCGAATAACTTCGTAGAATTCACAGCGTAATTATTAATCTTTTAAAATAAGAAACTATGGCTTTAATGAAAATAACATCAACAGCACCTCTTAGTCAAATTTATGACATAACTGTACCTCTTACCGTTGCTGGGGCTAGCGCTACGCAGTTTACTGTAGCAGAGGAGAGTGGTGGAGTAGTAACGATAGATGTACAATCCGGTGTGTTTGGTACAACTGGAGCGTTAGCTGCTGCTGCTCGAGTTCAATTTACAGAGGGAATTGAAGAAGGTGTAGCAGACCCATATGCTATTCCAGATGTGAAAAGTATAACTTCAGAAACCGACGCATATTTAGTCGCTGACGAAGTAGCTTTGATCACTAGTTACGCATAACAACTACAATTAATATAAGACCCCATTAATTTGGGGTCTTTTTAACTATTATATTATATTATATCATGGAAAACGAAGAAGTACAAACTCCTGTTCAAACTAAGGAATGGGAAATGAAAGATAGATATTACTATCTACTTAATGACATGTCGCCATTAAGTTATACAATGAATTCAAAACATACTACAAAAGCACCTTTACTTTATTATGATGAAGAGAAGGGAATACAAAGAGCTTTAAGATATGCTACTAATCAAGTTTCACCGTTCGTGGACGAACAAGAAGGTCCAGTAACATTAGCTCATATAGTTTTTGATCAAGGCACTTTATATGTTCCTATGCAACAGCAGAATCTACAGAAGATGTTAGACATACATCCTCTTAAAGGTAAGAGATTTGCAGAACACGATAATCGTGAAGTAGCTAAAGATGAATTAGAAGATTTAAATCTAGAAATAGAAGCCCTAGTCGCAGCGCAAGCTATAGAATTAGATCAAGCTGAAGCAATTCTTAGGGTTGAAGTAGGATCAAATGTTTCTAATTTATCTTCTAAAGAATTAAAAAGAGACATATTAGTATTTGCTAAGAGAAATCCTAGATTGTTTATTGAATTAGCTAACGATGAAAATGTTTTGCTTAGGAATTTTGCTATTAAAGCAACAGAACTAGGTATATTAAAACTAGCTAGCGATCAAAGAACATTTAACTGGGGTAGCAATGGTAGAAAACTAATGACGGTACCTTTTGATGAAAACCCATACTCTGCTATGGCAGCATTCTTTAAAACCGATGAGGGTTTAGAAGTATATAAATCTATAGAGAAGAAGATTAATTAAAAAAGATCTTTAGTATGTAACTATATTATAGGCGGCTTAATCGCCGCCTTTTTTATTTAAAAATAAAACAAAATGGCAATAAATGTAGATGACGTATACAAAACTGTTCTATACGTGTTAAATAAAGAACAAAGGGGTTATCTAACGCCAGAAGAGTTTAACAAGATAGCAACACAGGTTCAATTAGAGATATTTGAAAAGTATTTTGAGGATCTAAATCAATACTCAAGAATCCAAGATAATGATACTGAGTATGGTAACAGAATAGATAATATAGAGGAGAAGTTAGATATATTTAAAACCAACGGTGATTGTGCTTGGAACGTAAATGAATATTACGAAGAACCAGATCTTGGCACATACAGCGCGAGTGGATTATCTATTGAATTTTATAAACTAGGTACTGTTATATATAATAACACTGAAGTACAAAGAGCTAAGCCAAATGAATTACTATATATAAATAAATCTCCACTTACTAAACCCACTATTACTTATCCAGTATATACTTATGAAAACCATAGAATATATGTATATCCAAAAACAATAGTTGGAACTATGGCTACTCAAACCGCACTTGCCACTACACCTATTTCAGCTACATGTATTAGAAAACCACAAAATGTTAAATGGGGTTATATTCCCGGAACACTTGGGCAGTTTGAATATAACGCTACAGAATGGGATGGTGCAGTTGGCGCTGCGGGTTCAACAAATTTTGAATTACACGCTTCAGAACAGTCTGAGGTTGTGTTAAACGTATTAATGTATGCTGGAGTCGTCATACGTGATCCTCAGATTGTGCAAATAGCATCTCAAAAAGCACAACAAGATGAAGTATCAGAAAAAAGCTAATAAGATATGGGATTAATAAACGAAACTAATGAACAATACTATGTAGGAACGCAATCCATGGTTTACGATGGAACCACTACATACGCTTTTACTTTTGATATTGATCTTTCATTGGGATATATAGATGTTGTAAATCCTAATCTTAGTTCATGGTCACCAGGAAATGATTATTATCAATTAAATAATTTCTTTTTAGAAGTAAGCACAGATAGTCAAGTTACTTGGATTGAATATAATGAAACAGATTATTTTACAGTTGAAAATAATACTATAACATTTGAAAATAATCATTCTATATCATCAAGTGCTACTATATATATAAGAATAAGATTAAAGAATTTATATAATACAAGCTCTTTTGAGCATTATGGAGGTTATCAGTATACTAGTTTAGAAGATGTAGTCAACAACTTTATGGTTGCATATGTCGGACAAGATAAGATAATACCTAGTGTTAAAAGAACTGATGTCATGTTTCATGCTAAAAGAGGTTT